CCTTCGTCGGCATACAGCTTGTGGTCAGCGGTCTTGCCATAGGCCACATAGTTTGCAACGTGCAGGTCCTTGCCCTGCTCATAGAGCTTGTTCAGCATTTTCTATCATCCTTTCCTTTGAAAAAGCTCCCTCAATGAGGGAGCTGGCGAACAGCGCCGCCGTCAGGTTGACTGTGAGACTGAAGGAGTCTCTCATGCAGCCCACTCAATGGCCATAGCGCTGTAGGGGCTGGTCAGTGCACCGGAGCAGCGGGTCTCGATCAGGTACTTCTGTGCGTTGAAGTCGATGTCAAAGTCATCGAACATGCTCACGGCACCGCCCTTGTCCGCACCCACGGTATAGTCGGCCAGGTTCACGATCACAGCAGCCAGATCACCGCCCTTGGCACCCTTGCGGCCTTCCATTTCGGGAATGGTCACGATCTTGGCAACACGCAGCTTGCGGGCCAGTGCGGCCTCGTCCGTATACAGCGGGCGGCCCATGCCGTCTTCCAGCAGCAGCATCTCGGTCAGGGCATCCTCGGTGGTAAACATAGTCGGGGTGCCGCTGCCGCGGTAGTCCTTGCGGGCACGGATGGCCTGCTTGATAAAGGCCTTGTACTTGTCCTCCACGGTGGAAAGGCCAGTGGTCTTCACCTGCACCTTGATGGTAAACAGGTCGGCGTCGTTGAACACCGGACGGATGCAGTTCTCATCGATCTTGTCACGGCTTGCTGCCATGCGGCCGTCACCCAGAATGTAGGCCAGTGCCAGCTCACGGTTCAGCTTGTAGCGCATCTCGTTATGCAGCCATGCCACCACGTCAAAGCTGGTAATGTCCACCACATCGTCGCGATCCAGCTCCTGCTTCTTGTACACCGTGGTCGGGCCGGTGGAGCGGCGCAGCAGGCCGAACACCTCTTCAGTCTTGTAGTTGCCCTTCAGGTAGCCCTTGGCACGTGCATCGTCCTCGGTCAGATCGGCGAACAGGCTCTTGAAGCGGCTGAACGGGATGTGCTTCACGCCGCCCATCACCACGCTCACCCAGTCGTCGGGCTTGTCAATGATGCGGGGCGGGGTGTCCAGCAGGTGATCTTCCGGGAACAGCCAGTCGATGTTGTCAATGCCGTGGCACAAAGCGTCCACCTCACTGTCCTCAATGCCGGCATTTGCAAAAGCGGCCTTCATGGTGCCGCAGGTCTTGGCGGTCTTCACCACCTTGTTGATCTCGTCGATGCTGTGCTTCAGCACGGTGCCCTTCGTGTCCTTCTCAAATACGTTCTGCTTCACGGTTTCTTCCTCCTCATCGTCAGTCTCTTCGCCGTCACGCTCTTCCAGGGCCATGCCAATCAGTGCATGGCAGCACTCCTGCTGTTCGGGTGTCATGCTGTTGTACACCTCTTTCAGCGTCTTGCCATCCTTCTGTTCGTCCGCCATCTCGGCTTCCTCCTGTGTTGCTTCGTCGGTCGCTGCATCGCCGCTGTGTACAAGGTCGTCCAGCGGTTCACCGTCTGGGTCCAGTCCGTGGGCAATGCTCAGGCCGCCGTCTGTGTAGATGAATGCTTCGCCGCCCTCGTAGTCCTCGTAGTCCTCGTCGGCACTGTGCTTCACCACCTCGTCGATCAGCGCACCCGGGTTGCAGCCTGCCAGCACAAGGCTCACTTCCTGAATAATGCCGTGCTGGACAGTGTTTCCGGTCTTCTTGATGCAGTTTGCATAGATGGAAAAAGCGTTCAGGTCGCCATTTTCCACGCAGGCCTTCGCGGTCCGGCCAGTATCCGTATCGTTGAACTTTGCGTAGCAATACATGCCCCCGGGCCGGTTCTCCAGCAGACAGTGGCCAAGGACGTTTTCCAGATTGTCATGGTCATGGTTGTACACCATGGTCACAACTTTACCGTCGCATTCCTGGAACGCATTCGGTGCAATGGTCAGGCCATCATAGCACTTGGTCTTAGCCTTCGTGGCCCAGCCGCTGCAGTCATAATCAAACTTCGCCATTTTGATTTGCCATACTCCTTTCTACGGCTTCCTTTCCAGCCGTGATCGTTTTGTTTCTCTCAGCAATTTCCGCATCGGATTGCGAAATATTGCTGTTCCGCAGTTCGTCCGCCTTCGGGTCCTTCGAGGGCTTCATTCCCAGCAGCTGCCGGAACTCGTTGCTCGTCAGGATCTCGTTGCGGGTAAACTTGTCCGCCATCTCGGCAACGGCGCTCACCGGTGCCAGCTTGAACGGGTCGCGGAAGTACATCATACTCTCGCGGCCTTCCTTCCGGTCCTCCTCGGTCAAAAACTTTCGCTTCAGCTCGTCCACGGCTGCTGCCACAAGGGGTTCAATGGTACGGTTCTCATAGTTCGTCATCACCGCATCGCTTGCTGTACCGTTCATGATCTCCGGGGTAATGCCTAACTGGCTGTATGCCATGTTGGTCAGGTATTCCACGGTTTTCAGGAGGTTATTTTCAAGGCTGCGGTTCAGCTGCGTAATGTGTTCCGAACCATCGGTATAGGCAATGCCGTATTTAGAACCGGTCAACTGCCGTTCGATCTCGGCTCTCCGGTCGTCCGCTCTCTTTTTCTGGATGTCGTTGCGCACTACGTATGGCAGCTGGATGATAAGATCTAGTTTTTCAGATCCCAGCTGGTCATCCACCACGTCCATCAGGTTCAGCTTGCGGATCAGGCGCTGGATGGTGCCGTTCGGTTCGTTCATCACCGCATAGAACGGGTTCTCGATCAGGGCCACTTCTGCTTTCGGCAGGGTGATCTCCTCTTTCTGTCCGGTCTGGTCGTTATACACTTCCAGCCGCACATCATCAGGGTACCATTCCTTCACCTTTGCCACCCGCATGGAAAGGATCTTTTCTTTGCCGGTCTCTTCGTCCACATCCACGTCCACCGGCACCAGCGCTGCCACGCCCTCGTCCAGTACAGAGAGGAACATGTCATACCGCAGCGCCCTGCCGGTCTGGTCCTTGTTGCCGGAAAGGTTCAGACAGCAATTAAGGCCCGAATCAACGGTTTCGTCGTAGCGTCCGTTTTCATCGAGCCTTACGTGGTTTATTGTGATGCCCGCTGCGTCCATGGCAATGCGGGTGTATATGGCGGTCATGATCGTGCGGTCGTTCGCACGGTTCAGCCGTACCCGGTCAGGCCGGTAGCTGCTCCCTCCGCCATAGTAGTTCTTCCCGGGAGGGTCCCGGTTCGTAAAGGCGTTCCACGCCCGTTTCAGGCGGGAGCCAATCGTTGCTTCACTTCTCATAGATACCTTTCTTATTCTGAGTGAACCTTCATCGTGCTCATACAATTCTGGATTTTCTTTGAGGCAATAAGATTTTTTCCGATTTTTGCCACAGCGTTGTAGTTGTTGTACAATGTGCTTATGGTTCCTAATGCTGATGCGGCCGTTCCGGCTGTCGCAAGCATCTTTTTCACATTGCTCGGAGTAGCAATCAGTGATTCATACTGCTTTTCTTTTTGCAACCGGTTAATTTTAGCATTAAGTTCTTCATCGCTCAGCACTCGAACACTCTTTTTCTCATGCGCTCGCGTATAGTCTGAATGTGCATGAGTTTTAGGAGTTGAACTCCGCTCTTTTCCCGCCTCTTCCATAAGTTCAGCAGCTTTTTGTTTGCCTGCAGCAACAAATGGCTCTAACTTGCCAGACTTTACCAAGCGATACCCGCCATACGTTCCCAATGCAGCAACCGCTAACGCTGCGCCGATTTTCAACGCCCTTTTTTGTTTGTCTGAAAGCCCAACTCTCTTTTGTGACTTTTCATCTGTTCCTTCAGCGTTACTCCCTACATATCGGCTTCGTCCTGCCGCAGTCAGAGTCCCATCTTTATTTTGATATCGACGCACGCCCCATTTCATGCCCTTGATGCCCCAATGGTAGAGTTCATCGTTATAGCTGTGCATATAATCACCTCCTCTCTAATAAGAAATCCTCTATTGAAAGCGATTTCATTGTTTCTTTTTTCGACTGCTCCTTGCAAATATAGATTATCTGCTGTATGATAGATTCACAAACTACGAGGAGGCTGTCATTATGGCCAGTAACGAACTGCTTTCTACAAAAGACCTCAACTGCGAAATCGTTCCAAGCGATATCCCGTTTGACTTTAGTGATAAGACACGGTTCCGAAAAGTTGAGTTTCCAGAGCAAACTGGAGTTACCGCCAATTCTTTGCTTCAACTTCTTCCCCCAGCCATTGTTTCAGATACTGCTTCCAAAACCTACATTTTGAAATTTCCAGAAGGTGTCCAGGGAGTGCTCTTGCATCTTCGCAACGGAGGCTATGCCACGACTGTGGTTGATGCTAGTTCGCATTTTAGTGGAACCGCATCCTTGCGTCCAATCAATCCAGCATCCGTTGCCCTATTTAATGCCTTTAGCATTGCTTCTTTCGCAACCGGGCAATACTTTCTCTCCGATATTTCGTCTAAAATGTCGGAAATCAGCCGAAAACTTGACGATGTCCTTAGTTTTTTAGAGGACTCCAAGCGCACAGAACTTCTTTCCGAGCTGACATTTGTGAAATATGCCGTTGGAAATTATTCCACAATCATGTTAAGCGAGCCCCAGCGCATAGCTACTCTAACGAATATCCAGCGTTCTAAGATTCGAGCGATTGCGGACATCGACTTTTACACAACCGAACTAGAGCACCGGGTCAATGCAAAAGACGCTAAAAAGAATCAGGAGCCTGTTCTAATTGCAAAACAGAACCTTGACTTATCATCACAGCTCTATGCAATCAGCACTATCATGGAAGTCTATTATGCACAAAACTGGAATGCTGTTTATCTGGAAAGTGTTCTTGCAGAGGCAGACCTACTGCTGGGGCACACGAAAAACAAAATTTCAGATGCCATTAGCCCTTACGCAAAGGATATCCGAGAAGCACACAAGGCGGCCTTCCTCAAAAAAGATCCTGCCCCCTTTACTCAATCCGAAAAGAGCATTCTAAAAATATCTGATAATCTTACAAAACAGGTGCTAAGTCCACTGGTTACGGTAATTAAAAATGCACTAAATGAACCCATGAACCCCTCCGAGCTATATTTGACTCAGGACGGATTTATGTACCAAAAAGTCTAGTCATTGTAGTGGGGAACTCTGCTTACGGTTTATATTGCAATTACAGTATTTCAGATGCTGTAATCACTCAAACGCATCCCGGTTCTGCTTCCACGCAATGTAAGCATCCATCATAGCTGCCACAGCATCGATCTTCTGGTCCTGCCGCTGCTTGTAAAGCTTCCGGTTTCCGTTGGTGTCCACCAGCGCAATGCAGTTGCCCATTGCAAACTGCATCAGCTTTTCGTCAAACAGTAGCTTCCGCTGTTCGGAGAGCTTTTTCAGCTCGCCCAGCGGCACGCTCTCGGTCCTCGCACCCTGAATCACCTTCGTAATGCCAAAGGTGCCATTCTCCTGCCCCCAGCGCTCCACGAATTCCTGCGCGTTGTAGGGGTCGTAGCCAAACGCCCGCACGTCGTACTGGTTCTGCTGCACGAAGTTATCAAGGTCTTCATACACCTGCATCATGTCCAGCACCGTGCCGTCAAATACGAATAGTGTCCCCTCTTTCATGAACTCTTCGTACTGGTTTCTCCGGCTCACGGGCAGCTGGCTCAGGGTGTAGCTGGTAATGTAGTCCCTCGTCTTTACCCCAAAATATCCGCTTGAAAGCGGAAACAAAAACGTAAACGCACAAAAATCATCGCCCATGCTCAGGTCCGCGCCCATGGCGCACGGCATCTGCCAGTAGCTTCTCGGTCGGTGGCAAAGGGTCTCCTCATACGGGAAAAAGTATGTGTAACCCTCCATCGGCAGGTTGAAGCGCTTTGCAAGGATGTCATTCCGGGCACTGGGCGATTTTTCGGCTCGTTCCACGTCCAGCTGATAGGTCTCGTAGCTCACGGTCTTTCCCAGGTTCGGGTTTGCCTTCAGCCACATCTCCGGTCGGCCCACTTCCTCAATGCTGTCCAGCTTGTAGTACCAGATAGAGACATGCGGGTTTACGTACTCCCCCTTCAGGATGCTCAGCAACTCCATTTTGATGTCGTCGCCGCATCCGTTGCGCACCGTGCCCTCGCTGCTTGCCGCAACGATCAGGTAGTTCTCGTTTTTCGCCGCGCCCTGCTCAATGGCACCAATGGGGTCTTCCCGGATGTCACAGCTTAACCATTCGTCCACGGTAGCCACCGTGTCGCGCCGGCCCTGCAGCTTTTCAATAGTCATGGGGCGCACTTCCAAAAGGCTGTTGGTCACAAAGTTCTCAATGCCTTTTTTGGTACTTGCCATCTTCACACGGTCTGCTTTCGCACCGGTGGTGTTCTGCAGGCTGCCATCGGTCATGAACTTCAGCACCGGCCCTTTTGCCCGCGCCAATGCGGTGCGGAAGGGTGCCAGCACTTCCTCGGCCTGCTTCATAGTAGGCGCTGTTGTCAGCTGCTGGGTGGTGTTCGTGTTGGCGGTCATAAAGTATGCCTGCAAGAACTCCAGATACATGGTCTTTGCGGCCGAACGTGTGATGATAAGATACTGCTTCGTCACCAGCCGCTTCTTGATGCGCTTGGTCTCGTAGTGTCCGCCTGCCCCGTGGAGGTTCGGCACATACACGCTCCGCTCCACAAAGTAGTACCAGCCAAAGATCTGTTCTGCCCACAGCTTAAAGCTGTCCAGCATCTTCACATCGCCGCCGTCAGTCAGGGTCAGCTCGTCCTCGCAGAACGCGATAAAGCCGTTGATGGCCTTATCGTCATAGTAGATGCCCGGGTTTGCGATCAGGTCGTCGATCCGGTTCATCTCCATGCTGATCTCTCTGCAAGCATCACGGCCTCCCGGAACCGGCCGTAGTAGATCGGCGTCGCCGTGTTCGAGAGTGCCATTTTGATTTTTCAGCTCCTGTTTTTATTTCTTGGCCTTTGCTGCGTTAGCCTTTTCGGTCAGCATCTCGGTCAGTTCTGCGTACTGTTCATCGGTCAGCTTGTTGGCGGCGTAGAAGATATCCAGCTTCTTTGCCATACCAGCGGTCTGGCCGCGCTCGATCATGCGTTTGCAGGTGTTATAAAGTGCCATAGTAGTCCTTCCTTTCTGTTCATGCGGTTGTTTCATCATCGGTCACGCCCAGCTCCAAAAGAGTTAGGCGGTAGTCCTGGTCAAGGTTCAAAGCGTCTGCGTCGGCCAGAGCGGATTGAGTGGATGCTAACTGCTCTGAAACTTCCGTCAGCGTCATGTATCGGTAGCCCACAAGCGTGCCGGAATATTCGCTGGCCGTTACGGTGCCGTCGCTGGCAAAAGTGACTGTGGCACCGCCTTCGGTCGTATACTTGCTGCCTTTCACGACGCGGGCAACAGCTTCCTTCGTATTGGTGTTGCTGCTGTCTCCAGAGTTCCACCGCTCCTTGATCTCGATATAATCGATGTCATGGTCTTTAGCGGATGTGCCGTCGCCCTCAGTCCAGACGATGCAGGGAGTGGCGGCGGTGCCATACTTATAGCCCTGAATGCAGGTGCTGCCGATATCGGCACTGAGGACGGTTATTTTGATCTTGCGGTCGCTGGCGGTGTATTTGAAAGTAGCACCAGTTGAGCAGATCGCGGATATCGCATTGTTCTCTCCAGCTTTAAAGCTTAAATCCTTATCAGGAGAAAACTGGAGCACATACGGAGAATTAAAATTCTTCGGAGTGATGCGGATGAAATCCATACCTTCAGGAATGGTGGCTTCACAGCTTATGGTGTTATTCCAGCCCCAATTGCCTGCAGAGATTTGCGTGACAAAGGCCAGACGTTCGGTCGGCGCGCCAGCTTTTGCGACCTGCGCCTGAATCTCTGCCAGCATGGCATCCACGGCTTCTTTGGCCGCAACGGCCTGCCATGTCCCATCCCCGCGCAAAAATTTACCCTGTGCACCGGCTGCGGGTGCAGGCACAAGGCCCGCTTTGCCAGCCGCGCTGT